CAGGCCAGCGTCCTTCCACCCCCAGGACGTAAGCACTTGGTGGTTCGGTGTACATCGAATCGTTTTACCAGAGGCCGTGACAAACTCGGTCAAATCACCTGTGTACCAACGCCCGAGACCTTTTCGTATTCCGTAAGCGAAATTGATTGGTGAATTTCCTGGTAAACAATTAAAATCCTCACCAGGGTTGCATGGCTCCCCACAGCTCATGTAGTGGGCCTGGGCCTTGGTCCTGAAATTGAAAGTCTTTCCGTCCAACTCCTTGTGGCCCTTGCGCACGTCGACGTCTCCCGCGGTGTCCCAGATATACTCGCGGACCCCCGCGTCGACGAAGCGTTCTGCCCGAGCCTTAGATACGAATAAACTCGTTTCTTGTCGTGCGAGGAAGGCCGCTTTCCCTGGCGTCACCTTGTACCTGTCTTCTATCCTGTCGATCAACGAGCTGAATCTGTAACCCTCCGTCGCATTTTGCGCCACGATCCCGCGAAGCTCCTGCACCATCTTGATGCTGAAATCCTTGATCGGCGGCGTGATCGAGTCGACGTACATCTTGGCGAGGTGGTCCTGCGCGCCTTGCGACGTAGTGCTGATCCCGAGGGCGTCGCCGTACTCCTCGTGGAAATCCTTGCCGGTGCGAGACACCATGGCCCGAGCCGCCTTCTGCAAACCGGCGTCGTCCCTGACCTTTCCAACCATCAGGCCCTTCTCCATCTCGTCGAGCCTGGCCATCAGCTTGACGTGCAGCTCGACCGCCTCGCGGCCGTACGCCTGGGCCGCCTCGAGCACTTCGGTCGGCAAAGTTTGGGGGAGGGCCGCGAACGTCCCTGTCCGTTTATTGAACTTGGCTCCGTAGCCGCGCAAGACCTTGGATATGGCCGCGCTGAACTCCCCCGAAAACGTGTCTTTCATGTCGTACTGCACGCGGCCCGAGCGGAGGGCGGCGGTGAGTGGATCGGACTTGGCGTTCCTGAGTTCTGCCTTGGCCGCCCGCACCTGGGCATTGCGAGGCGCAAGAAGCGCCACGATCGGGTCGAACACGAGGCGCCGCATGAGCGCCTTGATTTCGGCCTCGATGGCCGAGTAGTCCTGCTCCTTGATGCCTATGCCTTTCATGATCTTCACTTGCGTGCCCGCCTGGCCGCGCGCTTGCGGGCACGTGCCTTGAAGAACTCCGACATCAGCTTGTTGGCCGACGGGCCGGACCAGAGCGTGACTTGCTCGGGGTCGATGGGCTTGACTTGCTTGCGCTTCACAGTTTCCTCGCTCCATGAAGATATCCGTTAATGAACTGGTCAACCGTCATGGTTGAAACCCCGCCGATGCCCCATGGCGGTCCGTGACGGCGGTATGCCAGCACGGCGTCTCCATGGCTTGCGAAGTCCAGCATCACCTTGTCCTCATCCAGTTCGCCGGTCTTAGTAAGTTGGTGGACCACGTACACGAGAGACGCCCCTGTCGCTGGACCCAAGTACAAATCCACGCCATCGCCGTCGTGGGGCGATCTGGTGCCGGGGAATTCTCCGTACGGGAATTCGTACTTGTGCTCCCAATAATTTCCATCTTCGTCGTACCCCGACTTCGTGTCTCCCGCCTCGATCTCAACCTTGACCGGTACGCCATGCCATGACGTTGCTCGCTTGCCAGGGCGGTAGTTCCACTTGGCCGCCCTGTCTGCTGGTATCCGGTATATCACTGGAACGTGGCCCACGGCGACTGGGCCCCTCCGTATTCCTGCTGCGACGACGTGCTGAGCATCACGCATGCCGTGGTCGAGCCCGAGCAGAACCCGTTTGCCCACCCGGTGAACGTGTGCCCTGACGATGCAGCGGTGGCCAGGCTGACGCTGGTGTTGGCCGAGAACCACGCCGAGCACGTGCCCGGGCACTTGATGCCTGCCGGAGAGCTCGTCACCGTGCCCGGACCATTGACGACGGTGGTGAGCAGGAACGGCCCAGCCGAGCTGAATGTTGCGACCAGCACGGTGTACCCGTTTAGTGTAAAGGCGCATGTGCTTGACGTCGAGCACCCGCCCACGCCGGTCCATCCCGTGAATGTCGACGTGCTGTCCAGCGGAGTTGCGGCGAGCTTGAGATGCGAGCCCGGGTAGAACGGGTACAGCCAGGGTGCCTGTGACGCCGTGGTCTGGTGGAACACTCCCGACGAGTCTGTGACCGTCCCGGTCCCGTTGCCGTATAGCTGGAGAGACAGCAGCGGCAGGAACTGCGCCGTCATGACCCTGGCCGCGGACATCGGCACCGAGCACGTCAGCGAGTTGGTCGGGCACCCGTCCGCTCCGCCCCACCCCGCGAACGCGTTCGTCGATCCCGGCACGGCGGTCAGCGTCACCGTGTACGTCGAGTAGTAGATCGCCGTGCAGGTGCTGCCGCACACCAGGTACTGCTGGGCGGGGTTGGACATCCCGGCGACCGTGGCCGTGACCGAGGACAGGCTGAGCGGCCCCTGCGTGGAGACGGTCAGCGAGAACGTGGTGGCACCCAAGGGTGCCGCCCATGCCATCGCCAACGCCAGTAGGAGCTTGATCATTCACTTGCTAGTTCAGCCTGTACTTCGCGATGGCCTCGGCCATGGCGTCCTGGAGAGACTTGCCGCCGTTGACGGCCGCGGTCACGTCGGCGTAAATCTTGCCGATGGACATGATGTTGATCTCGACACCATTGCCTTGCTTGTAGTATTCCTGCTCGATATCCTTGCGGAGCTGCTTGTCTTCGCGGGGACCATTCTCCATCGAGTACCGGAACGCACCGCGGGTGACTCCGGCTTGGCGGGAGTTGTGGTGCTCGAAGCCCTTGATTAACTTGTGGGCTGTCATGTCGAAGCCCCGGCAGTGCGCGCACTCTGTAGACCCGGCGCGGATGCACTCGTCGAGTTCTGCGCCGTGCATCTGCTTGCCGCAGCCCTCGCAGCGGGGGTCGCCCTCGGCGTTCTCGAGCTCCGGCCCCTTCAGAATGTATCCCCTGCTGTCGTATGTCCTGCCGCATGGGCAGTGAACGTCCTTGCCGTCGCCGAGGACCGATGCCGGGGCGTTGCCGCACGGGCAGTTGATGCGGCCGACTCCGGGCTTCCCGGCTTTGTCCTCGCTCCATGATCCATCCCTAACATCGTCGCGGACCCAAGCGCGCTTAGTGAAGCCGTTCTTCCTCTCGCTGTACGCCCCGCACTTCTTCACGTCGAAGCACTGGAGGCACGATGTATCATTACCCTGCCCGTTGTCCTGGTGGTTGGCCTGTGAGTGGCCGCACTGGCACTCGCCTTGGGCATTGTTCACCGACTTCGGCTCGTCCTTCTCGATCTGCAGCGCATCATGCACGTCCTGGCTCAGCTCCGTCCACGGGAACCTGGACAGCTCGATGTCCTGACCGGCGCCCTCCAGCCAGTCTGCGCGCTCCTGCTGGTCTGCCACGTCCCAGGAGTCGGGGCCGAGGTGGCCGGAGTTGGACAGGCCCTTGGTGAAAACGTGGGCGCACGAGTCGGTCAGGCAGGCATACTGCGTGCCCGTGGCGTCGCTGCCCTGCCAGGCACTCCTGCCCTTGCACTTGGGGCAGGGGGGGTTCTGGCCGGCGTTGCCCATCGCCTTCTTCGCGGCGGCTCCAGTCTTGCCGCAAATCTCGCAGGACTCGTCGGAGTTCTTTCTCGACTTCTCAGTCATCGCGGCGGATTCCTTGTCCCAGCACTTCTCGCAAAGCGCCTTTGCCCCACCGCTCGGCTTGTAGCCCAATCCGGAAGGCTGGCCGCATGTGGCACAGGGCACGTCCTCGGCGTTTATCTTTGTTACCGTCCCTCCCTTGGCCCCGGCCTCCTCGCCGCCGCGGGCTTGGACGTCGGCGTTCTTGTGCTCTGTGGACTTCCATGTGGCCTTGCAAGAATTGCATTCCCTCATACCTCCACCAAAATCACATGATCCCTTAGCGCCGCACTCCGGGCATGTCCAACCGTTGTCGTAGTGAGGGCTGGAGTTGTTAATATCACCCCACGACTCTCCAGGACCTTTTTTCTGATCAAAACACTTGCGACACAGGTCTGGGTTTCCGCTTCCACCGTGCCATGAATCAGCTGCCGTGCCGCTTCCCCGCATTGGGAGAGTGCGTAATTCTCCTTCTTTCCCACATGCGTCACATGCCCCCCTGGCGTTCTTGCTCGCCCAAATCTTGTGGGCGTCGGGGTACGGTCCCTTGGTTGGCTCGGAGGGGTGCTCGCCATCGTTCTTATGACCGGACTTCTTGACCTCGATGGCCGAGTCGTATCCATCGTGGCTGATCAGCGATCGTTTTACCGTGTCGGCGTCCATGCCATCGTCGTAGAACACGGTGTCGATGACCTTGCCGTGGAGGATGACGTTCCAGCCGATGCCGGAGGCGTTCTTCAGAGCGCTCTTGTACGACGAGTGCCCGGTGTCTAACTTATGGCTCCTAACGTCTCCGTCTGTCGCCAGCTTCGCACCGCACTCGTCGCACTTCCACGGCCCCTTGTGCTCGGCGAGGCCGGGAGTCTTGTACTCGGCGTACGCGTTCTTCAACGTCGCCGCCCCCTTCGCCTCCTCCACCGTCACGCCCAAGGTATTGGCCAGCACTCCCCACGCCTCGGCCACCGAGTTGGCCCGGACGTTCATGCGCTCGCCGGTCTTGTCCTCGAAGTCGTAGTCCTTGTTCTCGAGCGTGCCTGATCCCGTGCATCGCTCGCACTCGCCACCGTCTGCCGACTGCCCGGTGCCGTCGCAGCGCGGGCACTCGTCGGGGGAGGCGTTCTCCGTCTCATCCTCACGCTTGGCCGTCGTGCTCTGCTGGTCCTGCTGGTATCCCACTGGGCTCTCATTGCGAACACCGCACCCGTTGCACCGACCGTTCCACTTCTCGGCGTCCTCGTGGCCGCAGGCCTTGCACTTGTTGGCCAGCCCCGGGCTCCCCACCGCCCCATCCGGGCCGTAAGGCTCCGGCTCATCCGGCGCGATGCCATGCAGGCGCGCGGCCATCCTGGCGGCGACGGAGGTGCCGAACTTCATGGCACCCGCCTTGATGCCCCTCACGACGTCGTCGATGCTCAGTTTGGCCATGTCGATGTTCTCCTAGTGCCTTACGCTCGCCTTCAGCTTGTCCAGCGCTTCCATCCCCGCCTTGATAATCTGCGGGTCCCTCGGTGCTGCGGCCAAGTTGGCCTTATGGTTGTCTGCCAAGATGATCTTGGCCATCTCGATGAGGCCAAGCGCGACCACCATGTTGGCGGGCGCATTCACCGATATCGCCCCAGTCGTTTGATCGACCAGGATGTGGACCTCTCCGGCTATCAGTTGCTGATCTTTCTCCATGTGTGTCTCCCTCCCCAGGGTCATTTGTTCCTCACATCAAATCCTTCGTTGCAGTCGTCGCAGAAGTACCTGAGCACGTTTCCGACCTCGCGCAAGTACCGGGTGTTGCTGCCGCCGCACTTAGGGCACGTGACCGTGTCGTTCTTGATCGTGCCGTACTTGCGCTGGCCTGTGGAGATGCTCATGACTTGATCAGCCTCTGCTTCGCCTGCTCGGGGAGGCGGGTCCACGACGTCACGCTGTACTTGGCGATGTCGTCTGGATGGCTCCCGGATGTCTTGAGCCAGCTCTCCCTTTCTTCGTACGTTGCCTGAATCCACGCGTGCTCCGCGTTCTCCGCGTCGGTCTTGTACGACCAGTCGTCGGGCGTCTTGCCCTCGTTCTGCCTGGGCGACCCGTACTTGGCCGAGCCTCTGGCCGTGCCGGAGATGTGGGTGGGGTCGCCGGCGTTGTGTGATGCGTTGCTTCTATTCATTCTGTCGCACTCTGCCTGGCACTCTGATCTAGAAGCGAACCAATCTCGTGTATCAACAGACTGTCCCAGCTTCGGATACCATCCGGCGGCAACGGTGTCGCCTTCCTTGAATTCTGTTGGCTCCCAGCGGTTCGCGTTCTCCACCACGTCGTCAATATCCGACCCTCCGCATCCCGGGCAACCGCGGTCTGAGAACGACGCTTTCTCGGCCGCAGCGGCGTCCTTGAACTTGCGGCCGCATTCGAGGCACTTCCAGGCGTTCTCTCTCGTCGAGTTCTCCACCACCTTCTCAATCTTGTGGATCACCGTCGGCTGTACGTAATGCTGTTGGAAGTACGCCTCGATCTGGGAGTCGGACATCTCGCCCATGATGAGATCGACCTGCAGGCCCTTCAGATACGGGCCGTCATAGGTGACGCGGTAGCGGGGGCTGCGGGCGTTCTCAAGCGGCACCTCGTCCTGCATAGGCTCGATGTCTTCGGAGGGCGGCTCGGCGTTGGGGCGGAGCGACATGCCTCGCTCCAGCCCGGAGTTGTCGCGGCCGATGCGGGGGGAGGAGTTTTGTGCAGCGTATTTCCCTGGACACATTGGGCACTCATCGCCTGGCTTAGCCGTAAGGTCGAGACCGGCTTTATGGCCGCACTCTAAGCAGGCAATGTTCGTCTCGATAGCGTTCTCTCTAGCCTCGGCTTCCTTAAGAAGTTCTGCCCATATACCATTGGGGTCTTCCTTCACCTTCTGGCGCAGCCTGGTAATCGTTTCGGCATGCCTCTCTTTTCTCTGCTTCTCTATCTCTGCCGCCTTTTTGGCCTTGGCGTCATCGCCGGCAGTGCCGAATGCGTTGTCGCGGCCGATGCGGGGGGAGGAATTGTCGGAGTTCTGTAGACGGCGATTACGCTCTGCAAGGTCTACGATATCGCCGCTAGGCACCATGCGGAACTTGCCGTCGCCGAGAGGGTCTGCTCCATGATCGCCTTTCTTTTTTAGGTCCACCCTCTTTTCAACTGGCTTATAATCCTCGTCGAGTTCATAACCGAATGGCCTGATCTCTTTCCCTGTCTTGTCGAACTTGGCGTTCTCCTTCGGAGCATGCCAAAAACATTCGTCGCACAATCTTTGCCCATCAGCGCCTGCCGTAACGTGTGATCCACAGCTCGGGCACTTGTCGGTGACGTTCTTCATTCCCGCGCATTTGATGCACAACTCTTTTGTATGGATGCCATCATCGGCCTTTACCGTCTGGAGCATGTCTGATCCAACTCGCTTATTGCACTTGTCACAGGTATCGAGTGATCCACCGCCGCCTTCGACGTCTGCGTTCTCCATCTCTCCCAGCGCCTTCCTGCCCCGCTCGATCCCTTCCGCCGCCTTGTCCCAGAATTTCCAGGTCATGAGTTGAACCGGTCCATTACTTCTGAGATCGCCCCAGTGGCCCAGCACTTGTCGGAAGTGGCGTGCCAGACCTCGTCGGGGTTCCTCACACGGGCCACGATGAGAAAATCCTCGAAGTGCTCGCCCAGCGTGGCCCTCGCCCGGACCCATGCCTCGTCCCGGGTGAGCGCCATGCGCTTGACCATCGGCATGGGGCGCTTGGCCTTCTTGGCGCCCTTGTACCCGTGCGATCTAGCCCTCATGGTCTTCATCGGTCAGCCGCCACTATGCGGGCCAAGCCGCCCCTGCGCCAGCCGATGCCCACCGACTCGTCGGGGCCGGTGCGCCTCACTGGCTCGGCCTGGCACTGCCTCGTCATGCGCTGGGCCACGGCCACGTTATGCAAGGCGTGGCGCGACTCGCTGCGATCTTGACAGTATTCCTTTATGTTCATACCAGGGGCACCATCCTTTGGTTCTTCTTGGGTTGCATGTGGGCAGTCTTCTTAGACGGCTCGGCGAGCTTGGCTCCCGCGGGCTGGGCCTCTGTCTTGCTCTCGCCTGTTCCTTGCGGAGGCGTCTTGTCGGTGTCACCGGTCTCCTGTTCTTGCGTGGCCGGGAAGTCATCGAGCAGGCCCTTCTCGGCCTTGAGCGGCACGGCGGATAGCTCTTCGGTCTTGTACGCCTTCCCCAACTCCTCGCTGGTCATCAGGCTCAGGCTGTACAGGGCGTTGTAGCGGTTTGCCTTGGATGACTTGACCTGCTCCTCGTCCAGCGCGCTCATGGTGCGGAGCGGTCGGAACTTGAAGTCCACCTTGAAGTCCTCTCCCCAAAGGTGGCGCACGCCGAGCTTGAGGACCTTCTTGATCACGTGCTTCATTGGCTCTCGAACTTCGGACTCGACGAGGCCGTTGTAGTTCTCGAAGTCGTCCTCGCCGGACGTGAGTCCAGCGGCGGGTATGCCAAACAGCTTGGACATCGGCATGCGGAACGCGGAGGCCAGGCCCATGCGGTTTTCCTTCATGATCTCGGCGAGGCCGGAGAACGTGAGCTGCTTCGTCTCGTACTTGTCCTCGCTGTCCATGATCAACGCGTTCTGGAAGTTCTTGATCTGGTTCATTAAGGCGATGCGCTTGGACGTGATCGCCGTGCCGGTGGACGATGCTAGCTGGCCGTTGAAACCCTTGAGCGCGAACACGTCCACCTTGGCCTCTTCGAGGATCGCGTAGATGACATTGCGAGTCCTGAGGAACATGTTGAAATCCTCGATGGCCCGCTCAAGCTCCGACATCCCCCAGTCTGACAGCTGCGCCCTGCGGGTCCACGGGGCGCGCTTGCCCAGGATCGTGATTACCCGGGAGGCGTCTAGTGTCTTTCCGTAATACCCGTAGTGACCGGACGACGGTATCCGGCGGTCGCACGTAAGCTCCCACCGGCACGCGTCGTACAGATCGATCTTGCCGTCCTTGATCTCGTCGCCAAGAGGGGACTCGGTATCTGACTCTGTGTTGATGACCAATGCTCCGCCGCCGAACAGCCGGGCCCAGATAAACGCGTCCCCGATGCGAGCGAGGACGTCGCCATCCTCAAGCCACTCCTGCAGTTCGTCGACATCGTCTTGGTCAAGCTCTCCCTCGGAGCTGATGTCGATCCCGCCACGCAGTGCGTCAAGCACCGGCATGTCGATCGCTGTCTGAAGAAGGCCATGCGTGGTGTAAAGGTACATCAGATCGGTCCAAAGCAATGTTAACGGCGCGAACTGTGAATTTTGAAAAGTTGGATTGAACGAAGTAATTGGAGACTGTCCCATCCCACCGCCAAATCCGCCATTGGCGCCAAGTGCCGAAGCAAGGCTTCCCATCGAATTCTCGAGCGTCTTCCCAGTCATCTCTATCTTTGACCTAAGCTTGGCATTCTGAGCAGACAATCGGCGGTTGGCCGAGGCGGTTGGCCTTTTATTCACCATTTGCCATCCTGTCTACCCACGCCATTGCCCTTTTGTGCCCTGCCAGCTTCATCTTGGCTATCGTCTCTGGCGTATTTTTGCGACCCTTTGTTTTTGCAACCCGCTTAGCGATATGATCTTCAGTGTGCTTGCGTCCAAGATTGGCCGCCAGCAGTTTCGCCTTGTGCTCTGGCGATAGCACGAATCCCTTCCTGGCTGCGCTTATCTTGGCGCGCGTTTCAGGTGAAAGCACCTTGCCAAGATTCGCTTGCCTGCAGCGTTCCTTGCCTTCAGGCGATACGTGCGGCTTCCCAAGACGGGAAGCGCTCATATTCGCCCTCGCTTTTGGAGAAGCCTTTTTCCCTGTATTGATTTCACGAAGATGATCTTTTTGAGATTGCGACATTCTCCTATTCTTTTGAGCTTTTCCTATTTTTGCATTGTGCTCAGGAGTTCTTTCGACTCCGGAAAAACTGCTATCACCGCCGCTGGAAATGTTGTACATGCGATCTGCGCCATACTCGGCGCGATAGTCTGCGATGTTCTGTATTTCACGTTGGTTTAACTCTTCTTCCGAAAAAGCCCAGTCGATCACGCTTACGATGAACGATCCTCGCCCGTGCTTTTTGACTGCACGCTTCAAAATCGTCCCGCTCCCCAAGTACGACGGATGCCACAATCCGCCCTGCTTGCAACGCCGCTTGCCGACATACATCCTGCCGTTCACCAGGTTCACCGTCTCGTACACGTATCCCCAGGGCTTCATTCAACCGTCCCCTGCGTTCTCCATTCCCACCCACAGTAGGGGCACCATTTAAGAGGCTTGATCGCCTGCCCAACGTAATCGCAATCGAAGTTGAACAGCCAGCACTGAGACTTGGCCCATATGACGCCGCCCAAAGCCTCAAGATGATTGAGCGCCACGCAGCACGCCGCCGGGTGGCTCATTTTATCTTCGATGGGCAGTTTCTTTTGCATGTCTTCTAAAATCGTCGCCGCGTTCACCAGTGCTCGACCCCGCGGCCCGTCAGTGACCGGACCTCGAAGTCCCCCGACGTAAAGAACTGCTCGTAGCAATGCCGCCATCCCGAATTGTACGCGTGCTCCCAGAAAAGCTTTACACCCAGCACCAGTATGAGCACCCCGGCACACGTGAGCATCCAGGCTTCCGTGCTCACAGGTACTCCGTCCCGAACCACATGATGGCGAAGAACACTCCGCCTCCGGCAAAGAACACCGAGGCAAGGGCGTCAACCGGCATTGCCTGTCCGGCCTGCGATGGCTGATCGACGAGGCAGCATGCCGCAACGAGGAAGCACAGGAACGACGACGTGCCGCACAGAATCTTTGCCGCCTCCCTGATCATCTCTGCCTCGCCTCCATCTCTGCCTGCTTCGTGCGCCTGCCGACCACGTTGCCGCGGAAGCTCCCGACGATGTACGCGAAAAGCGTCGACCCGAGTATCGTGGCCGTCGTTGCGTCCGACCACATGGGATAGTTCACTGTGCCACCGCCCTCAGCGCCCACAGCCTGTGGCTCGGCACGATGTCGAGGAACGCGCCGTCCTTCTGGTCGTACGCCGCCATCGTCTCCGCTATCGACACGTCCTCGGCCAGAGCATCCCACTTCGCCTTCTCGGCCCGAACCTGGCGGTGCAGCGGTACCAAAGCGAGTGCGCACGCGGCCATGCCTGCGAGTGCGAATGCGACCATGCACAGCGACAGGCCCATCAGCGTTGCCTTCATCGAGACGGCCTCAGGCATTCTTCCCACCCCTGGCATTCCCGGCACGCGTATCCACGGTCATCAAGAGCCCGCCATGTTCCGCACCCGGGATGCTTCTCGACCCTGGGCGCGATGCACGACGTCATGAGCACGGCCACGCATATCGCCACGCATATCGCCATGGAGCCTGCGATGATTATGACTTGGAGCCGAGACGGCCGCTCGGTTACTTGCATATCCGCCACCATGCCCTGCGGGGAATCTCGACGAACACGAACGCCAGACCGCACGCCGCCATGAGCAGGAGGAACGCGAGCAGGTTGAGCGGGAAAGGAGCGTTCACGCCCAACTCGTCCTCAAATGACGGGTGCATTTATGCCACCCCCTCGAACGAATACCAAAACCCGCCGTCCATGCCGTCTTGGGGCATGGCCGCCATCAAAGCCTCTGCCCGACCGCGGGCGTTGGCCCTCTCCGCGGGCGTGGCCCCGGAGTCCGGGGCGGCCAGGGCTAGGAGCTTGGCGATCCTGTTCACGGATGCCACGATACCGCCTTCTGGCTGTCGACCACTGGCTTCATCTGGACCATCTCTTCCATCACGATCTCCCGGACCTTCGACTCCCGGTTGCGCTGGGCCTGTGCGGCTCCGAACTGGTACAGCGCCCACCAGGTAAGGGGCAGGGTGAGGCCCAAGGCGATAAGCGTCAGCTTGTCGCTCAACCGCCTCGGGCCCCAACCCTGTCTGTCGGCCATGTGCTTAGTGTTGGCCGCTCTTTATCGCGGCGTCCGTCAGCGCGTAGACCAGGCAGTTCGACTTGCCAGGCGCGAGCAGTGAATTGTGCTTGACCGCAGCGAGGCCGTTGGTGATCCTGGTCGCGCCGTGCTTCGGGGCCCATGGGCTGCATGCTCCGCCAGTCTGGCAGTCGAATGACGCCGCGGACGTCGAGCCAAGGACGCTCGAGTACACGTTGGGCGACAGGGCGTGGCCGAGCAGCGTCACATTGAGCTGGATGATGCCGCCCGTGCCGGGTGCCGTGTCAAAGGCGATGAGATAGTCTCCGGCGATTCCGGAGGAGCACTCGACGCCATACAGGTATCCCGATCCCAGGAATAGCTGGACCGGAGCGTCGGCGAGGGTTGACACCTCGACGTAGTACGGGGTCGCGCCGTAGAAGTTCAGGTTTCCGTTGTACGCCACGGGGCCAACCGAGTTGTTCGCGGGGCCCGGATCGAACGGCTGGGACGGGGACTGGAGCGTCTGCGACTGCGCCGCCAGGGGGACCAAGGCCAGGAGGGCCAGGGCCAGTAGTGCTTTCTTCATTCGAGTTCTCCTTGAGGCAAAAAAATAGGGCCCGAAGCTTGGCTTGCGGATTGCCATGCTCCAGGCCCTTTACGGGTTGCTGGCCCTGCGACGACTAGAGTGTCAGTTCTTTGATGCGAGTGCTTCGGTACTGCCCGCCAGCGAAATGGTGCTCGAGACTGCCCGATGATCCCGACGTCACGATCTGCTCCACGACCGGCCTCAGCTTCACCACGATCTGCTTCATGATGTCGGCCACCTGGTCTTCCTTAGACAAACGAGCCCCAGTTCTGCACGCCGTCATCCAGCACGAGCTGGAGCCCATCCCTGAGATCGTCGTGCTTGGGATGATTCACGGTCAGTTGATGCACCAATGCGTCCTTGAGCTTTGGCTCGATGTTCTTGTTGATGAACACCCGGCGGTTCTCGAAGAAATGGCTCTTGTTGACGAGCGTCGTGATCTTGTCCTTGACCATGTCAACTTCCTCGACCGGCACGGTGGTGCGCCTTTGGACCTCGGCACAAAAATCCTTGAAGCCTGCGATGGCCTCGATGCGGGCGGTGAACTTGCGCTCGTTGGGCTGGTCGTCCCACAGCCTTTGCGTGAACATGACGCGCTCGTCCTGCGACCAATGCTCCTGCCACAGGCCCATGATATAGAACCTCGAGCCCTTGCCGTCGTCCCATCCTTGCTTCCACACCAACGCGATGCCGCAGAAATCGTTCTCTGACTTACTTCCGATGCTCGGGTCAAATCCGAGCCATGCGCCTTGGTACACCTTGTGCTCGTCGAACTTCAAAGTGGCCGGGTCGAACTCCCATGACTGCCGACCATCGGACGGGTATAGCCACGAGCGTTTGACGATGGACGTTGTCTCGTCCATGCGCTGGTTCATCATCTCCCGGTAGAAAATCACCGAGCCCATGTTCTCCAAGTCCTTGTTGAGGGACTCAAGCGTGTTGAGTTCTGGCCACAGCACTGGGCCGGTAACGAGGTCTGCGCACGCCGAGAACGAGCGGCACGTCCATCCTTTCTTTTTCTTCAATTCCTGCAGGATGTCCTCGTTGTTGATCGCCGTGCCCTGCACATGGATTGCCCATCGGCGGGACTTGGCGCGGCACGGATAGAGGGTAGACCAAAACCAGGAGTTTTTCTTGACGGTCGAATCGGGGTTGTTCAAGTCCTCTTCGTCATAGAGGTCGTCGATGATGAGATAGTCCGGCCTGCGGGAGCGGTACATGATGCCGCGCAACGACTGGCCTGCAGAGCGCGACGTGAACACCACGCCATTGACTAGCTCGAACTGGGCATCGGTCCACTTGACGCCGACCTGGTTTCCGTACAATTCGCGGAGCACCTTGTTCTCCTCGATCTCCAGCTTGATGCTGGTATTTACGGCCAGCGCCTTGGTGTCGGTGCCCTGGATGTTCAGGTAATAGCGGAACGACTTGGGCTCGTTGAGCGCCTGGTATATGGGAATGAGAAAACATGAAATAGTCGTCTTGGCGTGGTTGCGGGGAGCCTCTGTGGACGTCTGCTGGTCGCCGCGGATGGATGCCATGTACTCGTGGAGTTCCTTGCAGAACGGGAGTTGGAACTTCTCAGGGAAGCACGCCTTTCCCCACAACAGAATATCTCCATTGGCAATTGCGAGGCGGGCCACTTGAACTCGGGCGGCAAACAAAAGCTTTTCACGGGCCTCTTGGCTGACCGGCGGTCGCTCAGCCATTGCTGTGGTCAAGCTGGCTTCTCCTCGGCCGTGAGCCTATTGATGAGGGCGAGCAGCGTCTCGAGCGGCACTTGGGTGATCGGCGTGCCTTCGAACTCGACCGGCTCGCCTTCCGGGCCGGACAGCTCTTGCTTGAGCGGGGCCTCGGCGCCTGCGACCTTGACGGCCAGTCCGAGATACGTGGCCCGGGTTCCGTAGTCGATAGTCTCTCGTTCGTCCGTGACGACGCCCTTGTCTGCGAAGTACTGAATCTTCTTTGCGTCGAGCCCTTCGGCCAGTCGCTTCTGCAGCGCCTTCGTGTTTAGCTTGGGATCGCGCTCCATCATCTCTCGCCAAATCGTATTGACAGATTTGGACTTGAGGGCCTTGTGGGCGGCGACCTTAGCGCACTTAGCAGGGTAACCTGCTAGTTCACCGGCTTGCTGCAGAGTGAGATCTGGGTTGTCGGCGAGGACTTCGAGGAGCTTGCGGGATTGGGGTGTGAGCGCACGCCGCTTGTTGACTTTACGCGGCATTGGAATCGTGGGCTTGGCCGAGGGCTCTCGCTTCACACTACCAGTATGGTATACCCACGCACGAAGCACAATGGAATTCTCGTTACGGAGTATTCCGCTTTGGGAGCCTTTGCCTCATGTTCCTGAGCGTCCGCTTGTGGCACCCCAATTTCTTGGCGCCTTCAGACAGCGTGCATGCGTCGTACCATTCTTGGTCACGCAGATACGCGTCCTGGATCGACTCGCGGCTCTTGCGTATGCGGACGACCCGACCGCCCATTATCTTCATGACCGACATCGCGAGGTCGTCTCCTATTATTGATCGCAGCGTGTCGAAGGCGTTCATGCTAAGCGAGCATGCCGAATGCGCACTCGAAATGATGCGGGGTTATTTCCTGGCCATCCTTCAAGTCCATGCGCAGGAGCGCTTGGGCCAGGCGCTCGGATTCATGATCAGTGGACGGGTCGTATCTCTCGGAGCGGTAATCGCAGAACACGAATCGAGACTGACCGAACTCCTTGATAGCATGGACCTCGTTGGCAAAGCGGCAATCAGCCACCACGACGCCTGGAACGCCTTTGGCCAGCGTAGCAGATGCCTGCAAGGAGAACTGATGGACCCAGTAGTTCGGGTCACGCTTGCGCATCGCCTCGGTTCCAACGCGCTGGAGCATCTTGCGGCCGGTGATCGTCTCGGGATGTTTCCTCAGGATTTCGGCCACCTCGCCACGCATGAACGCCTCGACCAGGGGATTGCTCGGCTTGCGCCACCCCACGATCATGTCTTTGAAGAATCCGTACTCAGGCCGGATGTCAAAGCCCACGATGTCCGAGCAAAGATCAATAAGATCATCCTTAAAATCAATTCTGACGTGACCTTCATCCTTGAGTTTATTCGCGCGATAATCTTTACCAGAACCGATAGGTCCGCAAAATACCGTTATCATAGTTCATCCACCTTGGCCTGCTGTGATTGAGGCGTCCACCCGTTCGGGTGCCTCGCCCGTAGTTTTTCCACGTTGATCTCCATGACACGCTCACGCGTCTCTCCGAGAACCGCGCACAGATATTCGAGATACCAGTACACGTCGCCCATCTCCTTGACCAGCTTTTCACGCACGCTAGATATCGGCACGTCGTGGTACAGCACCTTCTTTATGATGTCGGCCACTTCACCGGCCTCGCCTGATACTCCGAGGCCTGCCAGCCCCAGTTTCTCCCGGAGCGAGTCGACGTTGAAGTTCGGGCAGTTGCGCATAACTTCTTCTCGGTAGTTCATATCACCTCAGAACGATTTCCTTTAGTTCGTATCATGGCGTTCATTCCACAACCTCCACTACTTGGCACATCCTGGTCATCGTGTAATTGTCCACCCTCGCGTGCCATGTTCTTGGGTGGATCGGTTTACAGCACCACGGGCATATGCGTCCGATGGAGCAAAGGAAACGCCAAACGGTTTATTTATCACGCCCATCTGTGCTTCCGCGCGTAGATATAATGCTTTTGACAAAATGTTTTCGCGTATTGAAAACGATCGCACTCACTCATCGAACATTTCTTTATATTGGCTGGAGGCTTTTGAAAACTACGTACGTGGGCCATGAATGCGTCACGTTCTTTCTTCGGCAGTTTCGGATACTTCCGTCTTGGCCGGTGTTCTTTGATATGCTCGGCACGAGTCATAATCTCAAGATTCTCGATTCGGTTGTCCTTCTTGTCGCCATTGATATGGTGGACGATTTCACTCGAATCCAACAATCGGCCAAGGTGTTGTTCCATGACGAAACGATGGTGGAGCTTTTGTTTACGAGCGTACTTACCGCTTGTAAGCATAAGATACCCATGAGATGATGCGGATATCCCGCCTTTCCAGTTCGGGCAGTCTTTCCCGATCCTTTTATTTTCAGGCCTTCTGGATGACGCTTCAAAGCATTTGCGTGAATGGAATTTTCTTCTATCCTCATCATGCGGATATAATGCGTGGAATTTTATCCCGCATTCCAAGCACACCAAAGACTTCCTGGGTTTTAGGTTTGTCTTGTGCCATTTCTTGAACCGGCCGTTATTCTTTCTCATTTCCAACTCGGGCAAAAACTTTTGAAGTCACAGAAACCACAGGCGCGTTCCGACGGCGTCGGCTCAAACTCCTTGGCGCTGATACGAGCCGCGGTCTCCACGATGCGCATCTTGAGCGCCGAGACCAGAGCCTCGGAGTGCCGCTTGCTTGACTGCATCGTGAGCGACGGCACGTGGTACAGCGACAGCTTGGCGACTCTCCCCACCCCCATGGCCTCGACTCCGAGCTGGTACATCGTTAATTGCGGGTCCTCTTCGATACGGCCCGTGGCCAGTGACTTGCCCGTCTTCCAGTCGATCACGTGGATCGCGCCGGACTTGCTCGCGACCACCATGTCGATATACCCGATGACCCGCACGTGGTCCACGGTGAAATCTAAGGCGTACTCAACGCAGAATGGTTGAGTCCATCCTTTGGCGTGCTTCTTATAGAACGCCGTGATCATGGCCTCGCCGTCACGCTTGGCCTTGGCCTCTGCCTCCGGTGTGGCATATCCAGCCCGCTGCCATTTCCGCTTGTAGGTCTTGAGGATGTCCTCGAGCGTGGGGCATTCGTCGCCGGAGTACATGAACTCGAGGGCCGAGTGGATGCTTCGACCAAATGAAAAAAATGATTTTGGTTTCTGGGGAATTCTATCGACCCGACTGTATCGGTATTTTAACGGACATTCTAGATAAGTGGACAGAGACGAGTGAGATAATTTAATTGCCATTATGCCTCCTTAAATATTTAATTGATGCAAGAAGAATACTGATGTCTTCTTGAATGGCGCCAAGAAATCGATTATGAAGATGGCACAGAAGTCCACGCACCTTCCCTGTCTTATGATTATGGTCAACGCAGAGTCTTCGCCCATGCGTGTTTGGCTTCTCACAAATCGCGCAAACACCTTTCTGCTTTTTCAATATAAAATTATACTGCTCAACGGATATCCCGTATCCTTTTAGAGCCCTCTTCCACTGAGTTAATCTGCCACGAGTGGAAGTATAGTATCTAAGAACTTTTGCTTTTGCCTTTGGAGATGACTCGTATCGACGCCTTGCCGCGATGCCCTCTGGAGAATGAGCGTACGCGTATGCGTACGATTTTCTTTTTGATTTCCATTCCGAAGTCTTGGGTTTTATCTCCCATCGTTTCAGCGCATCTCTTCCTGCTTTTGATCTTCTGTAATTAAGATTGTATTTTTTACGACAAGTATCGCAGTACCCACTTAGAAGATTTCTCCCATTACTTTTAATTCCTTCTACTCTGAATCTATTATTTCTTTTAACAATACGACAGCACGAGCATTTCTTCACGCGGCCACCATCCCGGTCTGCGCCATGTACTGCCTCAGCTCGCCGTAGTCTCTCTTGCCTGCCGCCTCATCCTTCTCCATCTCAACGTTCATCGCCGCATACGTCCACGGCATGCACTCGTAGAATATGCGAGCCATGGCGTGGGAGTACTGCCGCGTTTCCCACTGGGCATGTGCGTCCGACCTTAGCCGTATGAACGCCATCAGGCTCCGAGCGTTCGCCGAGAAGTACATCTCCGAGTAGATGCTGACCGGCAGCACCATGCGGGCCATTTCCCGGGCGACACCCAGTTTCAGCAGGTTCTGGTATGCGTCCCACGCGGCCCGGTTGGCGTTGGCCTGTTGTGCCGTGGCCGATGCATGGTCCATGTCCGCGGCCACCGACCCCTGCCGGTTGACCGTGTCCTGGGCCCTCCAAGTGGCCGGGGTGTAGAATTCCTCTTTGAGTTCCGTGTACCGGGCCGACAATTCGTTGTACGACACCCCGATCCGGTGCCGGTGCCATTGCCTGAACACCAGTATCGGTGCCCTCACGTGAATTTCGAAGTGGCAGTGCTCGAATGGTGAGCCGTGGTCGTTTTTTAGCAAATACTGGATCAGTTTAGGGTCCCTGGCCTCATCCGGTGGAGTATTGCCACCATATGACACCCTGGCTGCCCTAACGACCGCATTATCGCCTCCCTGGTGGGCCTCCAGGCGGACGAATCCATGGTCCAGGACCTTCAGTCCGCGGCCCGTCGTGGTCAGTTCATTGGTCATTTTATCCCCGTTACGATTGGCAGTTGTAACGACGTAACTGCGAAATTTGGTTTATGTACCAACAGATTTCAGCACTCCGAAAAATGTTACGGGGCAAGGAACGATATAAAGGGGGTACACACCCTTCCCATCTTAATATCCCCATATCAAAATCCCCCTACTTATCTCTATCTACAGTAACGAGATGTAATAGTGTAACTGTATTGGTAAAATCGCATTACGCTTAGCGTTACGATTTTTTATCAAGCGTAACATAAAAATAATGTTGCCCCAGCTTCCTTAATTTTGTTAATTCCATTTTTACACTTCAATCCGTCGCATCCCACGGCAATAAAGTCCCCCGACAAGCCACGTCCCCGATCCTATGTACGCCGCTCGAGGTCGCCCCACCGATCCTTTTGAGCACTCGACCCCAGTCCTTGGACCAATGCGTGCCCTCCAGGACCTTCTTGACGCCCTTGTGCGAGTTCGCCACGACGAAACCTTCATCCATGGCCCTGATGCCCAGGAGTGACAGCGCACTCGCTGCCACATCCGCGGAAACGTCTGGGTCCGGGTTGCCGTGGGCAGTCTTGAGCAGAGTGGCGATCGTCCTGTCCGCCTGTCCTCGGGACACAATGACGCGAACGACGTGTTGCAGGATATGGTCCATCAGCTCCCGCTCATCAGTCGATTGCTGGATATCTTTCTGCTGAGATAGGTCTTGATCGTCGATCAGCACGCCCGCGTGTTCCGCGTCAATCACGTCTGGAGACAGCAGCGCGTACGCCCCGGCCAACAGCGTGCCGATCTGGTCTCCGAGGCGGCGGGAGCCTATCTTGCTCGAGGCCACGGTGGAGAACACCCGGGCGTTTTCTCTGATGGTCGGAATCATGGCCACGCACCTGGCCCGGAACGCCGCACACGCAGAATCGGTAAGCACGAGTGCGACCTGCTCGCGTATGGCCTTAAACTTAGCATTCCTTTCGTCTTGGGATATGCCCTGCGGTATCTGCAGGTCCAGTGTTGACACCCGATTCTTGTCTGCCTGCTGATTTACTGAAACTTGTATCGACGACATGGCAAAGCACGAGCGAATCATGTACGACCTAGCTGTCCCATCAGCTCCGCCTTTGAGGATCGTCCCTCCGGTCTCCGACGATGCTTGCCGTATGAGTCCAAGGACATTGGCCATCCTGAGCTCCCCACGGGCGCCATCGGCCTCAGCCTCATCGAATATGACTGGCCGCGCGTCATGCCCGAGAGTCTGCCGCAGGCCAGCCTCTGTGGTCTCGCTCTGCACGACCAGGGCCAAGTTGCCGATGAGCCTGCGAACCAGGTTGTCGATTACCCAAGATTTTCCCGCGCCACTTGGCCCCGTAAACCAAACGTGAGGGCGCCACTCCAACGCTCCGCACACGACGGCGCACACGCACCACCCGACCGCGAGGCGGGCCTTGTGTGGATGGTCCCACGACAGGCTTTCAAATATGTCCATCACTGCCAATGCGTCGTCGTCATTCATTGGAGTGCCGAGCGCCACGTCGAGCGGCTCGGCGAGCTGGTAAATGTGCGTGCGGGACTTCGCGTCCTTGATAGGGATTGACTTGTCTCCAGAGAGCAGACGGTCTCCGGCGTGCATGACAGCTCCGGCGTCATCATCCCACCAGGCTCCGCGGCCACGGATTCGGGACGGCACGAATATTCCGACCTTGTGCTGCTCATTGAGGAGATTCTGCCTGGCTCCGCGCCAGCTCATGCCGTTCTCGTTTGCGTACTTGCTTTCCCAATACCTTTGCGTGGCGAGCCGGAGAAGGTTCGCCTCGTCGTGGTTCTTCGACGTGAGAGACACGACGATGCCGGTCGTGCGCGGGAGGTAGAAGTATTCCGACGCGTCCCTGCTGTAGCCGAGGAGTTTGAATTCAGACTGGTCGATGGGCTTTTCCACGACCTCGAGCGATACCTTTCGCATCTCGCTGGTGTGGGCGTGCTTGGCGCAAGTTGCCACCTCGTCATGGTTTATCTTGAACGGCTTTCCCGTCTTGCTGACGCAGTGGGCGTTGAATGCGTTGCAGATGATCAGCGTGGCCGTCGGCTCTGGCACTCCGAGCCTGGCAAAGTACCCGGCCAGCTTCATCGCGTTTGGATTTATCGTTCCTTCGACGCATCCCTGGGACAGCAGTTCGTCCACCCATCCGTCTGGATTCTTGCTGGCAGTGGCCTTGCCCGCTTTAGATTTTTTCGATGGCTGAGACTTTGCCTTTATCAGTCCGAGCAGTTCTGGCGGGGCCTCAGGGATCGGACCGTCCGGCTCCACTGCCCATTCGTACGCCATGCCACGGGGATGGATTGATGGTGGCAATATGCCGTACCGCCCATTGGCCAATATCTCGACGTACGGCTTGCACGGCTTTCCGGTTGCGCTCAGAGAATGCACGAACGATTCTCCGGGTAAAGTCGGCGTGCCTAGTGGGGCTCGCAGGATTATCTGGTATCCCTTGCCGGTCTTGACCCGAGGCGCGTTCTCCGGAAGGAATACGCCAAGCGCATTGAGCATGGCCTCGGCTCGTTTCGCCGACGCGTGTCCGTCATCGGCATCGTCGTCCCCGTCAAGGTCCACGACGATGATACCAGGCGGCACCACGTGTCCCACGTTGGCGTCGGGCTTGCTGGGATCAAACCAGTCGTCGTATTCCTTTTCGGTGGGAGCGCGTTTCTGGTACGGTTCCCAATAAGTGGGCTTGTCCCGGCCCGGAGCCATTTGCGGCTTCATGCGCCGTGTGTCTGGCCGCTTCCATTCGGCGCTTGGCTTCCCATCCCGGCGAAGTGGGATAGGCCTCAGGCCCAGCGCGGCGTATTGGGCGACGATCTCCCGGATGTTCACCCTGCAGTGCCCGCGAGAAGTTTTTTAATGATCATCATGTGTGACGTCGCCATGGAGTGGCACCACGAGCAGAACGGTAAGAATTTGGCGTCGTTGCCGACTTCAGAGTACGGCGGCGTATGCTGGATTTGCTTGGTTAGTCCGATCTTGGCCAAGTCCACGTCTTTGATGTTGCACGATACGCATCGGTTGCCGTAGTTCTTCCATGTGTTTTTCTTGGCGTCGCCCGGCAATTTATCTCGACGATCTAAATTCTTATCTAGTCGGAGCCGGCAAGAAAACGGCGCACCGTTTCCGAAATCACTGCGAAGCATTAAAAGGCCCTCCTCGTACAGGCGCGACTCGTGACAGCGCGGTCCATGCACGGGAGGGGTAAATTCGGTTGTCGCACTGTCACGCCAACATTGTCCTACATGCTGGCTGTAAAGTCAAATGGCCGTCAGTGGATCGGATGGATACGCGCGCCAGTCGGCTTCCTACCGCACTTGCAGGGGCAGCTCATGCTCTGCACCCGCATGGCTCGATGTTTCCTGGTCTGATCAAATGAATGTGCTGTGGGTTCCGTGGGCATTTGATTGCTCTCACGACGAGAATCTTCTCTACTCCGGGCCAATTGTAGTCTTCTTTCTTTCCCAGCAGAGCGCGAATGCCACCGTTGACTTCCTGTTCGAGCGATTCCATCGTTGTGTTCGTGCAGGGGGTCCTAATATATTTTTCCAAGATTGGTATCGCTATCGTGTCGATCGCGCATTCCACTTCGCAGGCGATCGCGTCGTCGTCTTCTGGGCGGAGCCTCTCGTATCCTGCTTTCGCGTTGCGACGCAATCTTATGTTAGCTATGAATTCTTTAAACTCTTCCGCGATCACGGCATGGCCTCATTCTTCCCGATCTCGGCGTGCCCGCATGCACTGATACTCCACGCCAGCCTCGTGGATCAATGACATGGCATCGCGCTCCGTGGGGCACGCCTCGATGGCCCAGACCCACATGCTCATGACCATATCGATGAACGGCCAGTTGATACGGTGTTTCCCGATGGGCGAGCAGAGCCATCGCGGAGATGTGTACGCTGTCACGGAAGCGCCTCCCAAGAAACGACACCGGCCCACTTCATACACGGAGATCGTGCCGCCACGTCCATGGCGCCCACCACTTGGCGCCCGGGCAGTTTAGGTCGTAGTGTGATATCGATCCTCCGTGATAAGGATCGAACTCCCGCCGCGTGATGACACGGATAAGTTCTGATCCGCAGATACTGCAGAATTTCTTCTCATCTCTCATGATGCCTCCGAGTGCAGCCGCGCTGTCTCACTTCCTTCCCCGAGCCTTGGCTTCCGAGCATTCATCCCGGATGCATTGGTCAATGAATCTTCGGTTGCGGCCATACTCATCATGGCGGAGCAGCCAGTCCAACCTCTCCTTGTCGCTGATCTTCCCGGCCCGGGGGTTCTTCATAGGACCTCCGCGACGAGACGGACCCGAGACGATAGCCCTTTGGGCCAACCATTCTTAGGCCGGACTTTCAGAACGGTCATTGCTCTCATCATGTAGACCGTCACGCCTTCTTCGTCCCATCCGATGTCACCAACGGCCACCACCACCCGCCGCGCCTTCTTGTTCTTAGGTTTCATAGCGACCCCGACCTCGACCAGGAGCTCGACCCCGACCACGACCCCGACCCCGACCACGACCCCGACCCCGACCTCGACCTCGACCACGACCTCGACCCCGACCCCGACCCCGACCACGACCCCGACCCCGACCACGACCCCGACCCCGACCCCGACCCCGACCCCGACCCCGACCCCGGCCACGACCCCGACCACGACCTCGACCTCGACCCCGACCCCGACTTCGACCCCGACCTCGACTCCGACCCCGACCCCGACCTCGACCACGACCACTTATTTTTCTGGCTTCTGATGGTCATAACGGTCTATCTCTTATCCGTCTTCCCGAAAGAGCGGATTGCAGTTCGTTCTCAGGCACCAGCACCGGATGCTTCGGAACGCCTAAGCCGCAATCTATCCAAGCCGAAAGCAGGGACGCCTCTAGCCTCCCGCTGGCCACCACCACCCGCCGCGCCTTCTTGTTCTTAGGTTTCATAGCGACCCCGACCTCGACCAGGAGCTCGACCCCGACCACGACCCCGACCCCGACCCCGACCACTTATTTTTCTGGCTTCTGGTAGCCATAGCGGTCTATCTCTTATCGGTCTTTCCGAAAGACTCGATGGCCGAGAGTTGGATATAGTGCGGAGCCGATAGATACTGACAGTCCTTGAATTTCTTGTCGGTGTACGCTCCGGTTTCGTAAACGATTCCGGCGTTCTCCAAGAGGACGCAGGTCGAATTGACGCCTTTAAGAACACCAGTATATATGTAATTGAGAGCGAATATGATAACCGTCTCGCCCAACAACGACTCCATGCCTTCGCCAGAAACATCTGTTACTTCAACTATTTTTTTCATCTTATCTCCCTTTTAAGTATTCTTGTATTTCATTCCGCTTTGGATGCGAACGGCATACCCATCTTTGAGGCTTGGCGCACTCCGGGCATTTGTCGCTCATGGCTTCTCCCATCCCTGCTCAACTATTTGCTTGAGCTTGTGAATCCCGGCGTATCCCTCGGGGTTGAACATATTGCAACGGACATCTCCGTTGGGAACAACATAGACCAAGAGATACCCTTTTGGGAACATCTTGGATATCTGTTCTTCAAAGTCCTCTCTCATGGTTTCTCCTGGTCAGGCTGTTGAGGACGACCCCCGCCATCCCGAGGACCGCCAGCGACGGGGCTATAGAGCCGTCCTTCAAGTATCGCCGCGCCCAAGTAGCCGCGAACCTTGCCGGTCAACAGCGGCTCGATTACTCTCCACAATGCGGCCCGCCAACGTGGGACGTAGTAGATACCCTTCACAACTTCCCCGACTTGGCGCGGAGAGCGGCGGCTTCAAGCTCAAGGTCGTGCGCGATTCTTTCGGCGGCTATCTTGCGCTGAGAATGGTTGAAGTGGCCGGACACTTCGCAGCGATACTGAGCCGCCTTCGCCTCCAAAGCCTCCGCCGCAGACTCGCGCAGGGCTTGGGCCATAACCTTTATCTGCTCTTGCGCGGAATCCATATCAGCAAAATTGTTCCACGCTTCCTCAGCCTTCTCGTCGTACTTATCCATTTGATTTCTCCTTGCTTCCCCTCCGGCTTAGGCGAGGGCGTCAAAGATTCTTTTGAGAAAATAAAGAATGAGATTTCCGGCTACCCCGTCTCTCGGAGGGAATAACCAATACTGGGAAAACGCTCCATGCTCTATTCCGATCATGTCGTCCTTCATT